AGGGCCAGCTGATTGTCCGCAAGAATATAGGCGCGTTTCTGTGCCTCTGTCAGGTTTTCGGCAAAGACGCAAGGCACGTTTTCATAGCCTTCCGCGCGGGCAGCTTCAATTCTGCCGTGGCCGACGAGGATGTTGTAATCCGCATCGATGACCGCAGGGCTCACAAAACCGAACTCGCGCAGGGACGAGCGCAGCTGAAGAATCTGCTCTTTACTATGTGTCCGGGCATTCCGGGCGTAAGGCACCAGCTTATCTATAGGTACCTGTTCGAATCTTTGTGTATTCATTTACATTCCCTTTCTGGCTCTTAGGAGCCTCTCCATCACGTCGTCCTGTGGATTGAGGCCGCTGTATTCCGTAGCGCAATTCTCTTTTACGATCTGGAATATCTCGTTCCACAGACGGCTGGCCTGATTCATGTAATTGATGCCGATATTGATGAAGGGAGAAGGGATTGGCTTCCCAGTCGTCGGATGCTTGCTCAGGTATCCGAGCCGAGTGGTCATATCTTCACACTGAATCCATCTTGCAGAGCACATCGCGTATCGCTCCAGAAGCTGAGGAGATACCGCTTTGGCTACGCCGATCTTGTCCAGCCATTCCCATGTTTCTCTGTAGATTTCACCGGCTTCCAGCGTGGTGCCATCGTGCTGCTTGGCAGATAGGAAGTCGTGCGGGGTCGGCATTTCCTCGCCTTCGACATCCGGGATGTCCAGCACGGTGAGATCCCTGCCGCCCGGATTCCCGTTTTCGTATTTCTCACGGACGGGGCTTTTCTTACGTCCGGCACCGGGACGTCTGCCGCCGCGCCCGCCGGTGTTATTTGATTTTGTTGGCATGATTTTTCACCGCCTCCCTTATTACCCGTTTGATTTCGCTTTTTTTGCACGGAAGAGGGGGCGCCGTTTTCCGGGGCATTCGCCCGTAGAGATTTGACCCGCCCCTACCGGTCACAAAATTTCTCGCGCAAAAGAAAAGACCGCGAAGTTTATCAGCGGTCTCCTCGATCTCGATGTATCTTTTCATGACACGAACGACATAGACTCATGAGATTACTTTCGTCGTTCGTTCCTCCCTCGGAGAGAGGAATGATGTGGTGGACTTCCTCGACCGCCACGTAGCGTCCTTCCTTCAGGCACTGCTCACACAGCGGATGCTTGTGGACGTACCGATCACGGATTCGTTTCCAAGCCCTGCCGTACCTCTTGCCGGGAGAGTAGCCGCGCTGGAACTTCTCGTAGTGCTGTTCCATGATCTTGGCGTGCTCCTCGCAGTAGACACCGTCAGTCAGGTTCGGGCATCCGGGATAGCGGCACGGCCTCTTGGGTTTCCTTGGCATGGCCGCCGCCTCCTTCCTTGCATAACAAAAGCCCTGCAGGATCGCTCCCTCAAGGCTTCTTGGATTTTCGCTTTTCGCTATTGTAATACTATCATGTATGGGACTGTGCATTGTGTTGCAAAGTGTGGTAAAACGTGCAGGCTCAGATCTCAATCGGGTGCTCCGGCATCTGGACATGCTGCAGGGCGGAGCCGTGCCAGCGGTAGACAGTGGTGCGGTCGGCAAAGAGCTCGTTGCCAATCTGCTCCCATGTCATGTTATGAATGTACCGGTACTTCAAGACCATGCGCTCGTCGGTATCCGGAACCGTCTCGATGACTTCCCGGATCTGTTTCTTCAGGTCAGAGAGCAGAGCCAGCTCGTCAGCTACTTTATTCTCCAGTTCCCACAGGCGTTCCAGCGCACGGACGAACGGTGCGTCGGTATTCTTGGAAGTCTGCACACGGTCAACGTCGTAGCAAAGGCCGGACACGCTGCCTGCCATCTCCCGGAGGTTCTGGGCTTCCAGCGTATCGGACTTGATCCTCTGATCCAGCCGGTACGCCTGATGAAGATATTCTTTAACAGTCATAGGCGTTTCGCCTCCTCTCGTAATTTTTCTATTAAGTACTCGCCGTCCACGCTCGTGAGCTCCCGGTACCAGGGGGAGCGGAAGAAGCGCTCGCATTCCATCGCATCAGCCATTGCAGCTTTGTTCTGCGGTTTCTTCTTCAGGCGTTTCAGGGCATCCCGATAATCTTTGACAGCCTGAAGCACGATTGCATTGGCGAGGTTTTCATACGGGGTGGTCATTACACCACCTCAGCTTTGACCGCATCGATCAGAGCGGCCTGTGTCATTTCCTTCTTGGACAGCGCTTTCAAGATGTGCTCGTCGATGGTACCTTTCGTGATGATGTGCTGGATCACCACGGTTCCGGAGGTTTGTCCCTGCCTCCAGAGTCTTGCGTTCGTCTGCTGGTATAATTCCAGCGACCACGTAAGCCCGAACCAGACAAGGGTAGAACCGCCTGCCTGAAGGTTTAAGCCGTGCCCGGCAGAAGCGGGGTGGATGACTGCTACAGGAATCTTTCCCGCATTCCAGTCAGCAATATCGCGGCTTGTCTTGATCTCCCGGACAGAAAAGCGGTTCTTGATGCGGGTCAGCTCGTGACGGAACCAGTAGGCCACAAGAAGTGGTTTTTCATTGGCGGCTTCGATGATATCCTCCAGAGCGTCCAGCTTCCGGTCATGAAACTCGATGACTTCGCCGGTATCGGAATAGATCGCACCGTTTGCCAGCTGGGAGAGCTTTCCGGTGAGGGATGCTGCATTGGCGGCAGTAATTTCTCCGCCCGGCAGCTGCAGGATCAGCTCCTGCTTCAGATCTTCGTAGCGGTCTCGCTCGGCTTCGGATAACTGGACTTCATATTGCGAAGTAACCAGTTCGGGCATCTTCAGGTGATCGGTCGACTTCATGGAAATCGTGATATCCGAGATTTTCCGGTAAATGGCGTCCTCTGCATAAGGCAGGGGCTTATAGGAGTAGATGATCTCGCCATTTCGCTTATCCGGCATGAAGTAGTTTGTCCGGTACTGGGTAATGAAGCGACCGAGCCGTGCTCCCATATCCAGCACCTTGAATTCTGCCCATAGATCCATAAGTCCGTTGGAAGAAGGGGTGCCGGTCAGGCCAATAATGCGACGGAGCCTCGGTCTTACCTTCATTAGCGATTTGAAGCGCTTTGACTTGTGGTTTTTGAAGGAAGAGAGCTCATCGATAATGACCATGTCATATTCGAACAGGAAACCGGACTCGTCGATCAGCCACTGCAGGTTTTCACGGTTGATAATGGTGATATCTGCATTCTGCATCAGAGCCGCACGGCGCTCCTTGGCTGTCCCGACTGCGACTGCATAAGTCAGACCCGTAAGGTGGCTCCATTTCTGGATTTCCGCAGGCCATGTATCTCTTGCTACTCGAAGCGGTGCCACGACCAGCACCCGGCTGACCTCGAAGCTGTCAAACAGGAGGTCGAACACGGCAGTCAGGCTGATGACCGTTTTTCCAAGACCCATGTCCAGCAGGACGGCCGCGACGGGATGCTTTTCGATATAGCGAATGGCATAAGCCTGATAATCATGTGGTATGAAGTTCATTCAGCATCCCTCCAATCTGTTCTGTGCTGTCGATAACGTAAACCTTGAATCCCAGCTTCCGAAGGAGCCGGTGTCTTGCCTCTTGAAGAGGGCGGGGTTTCTTTCCCGGCGCTTTGAGTTCGGCAAAAGCAATGATCCCTCCCGGAAGAAGGACAAGCCTGTCCGGCATCCCGTCAAAGCCGGGAGAGACAAACTTGGGTGCTATGCCACCCATTGATTTCACTGTATTTACAAGCTTTTTCTCGATTGTCTTCTCATCTATCTGCATCTCGAATCATCTCCTTTGACTGGACAAAGGGGACAAAAGGACAGCTTTTTCCTATATTTACCTACGCGCGTGTTCGCAGGTGCCTTTGTGGCTCCCTTATTCTGTTTTCCTGAATTAAATAAAGGGGAAAAGTTGTCCTTGTCCATGAGGTTGTCCATTTATTTCTCGCGTTCATAGAGCCGCTGACGGCCATAAAGCGGTTGACTGGATCTTTTAGTGGTGCGCTTCCAGCCATCGACCTGTGTCATAAGAGCGGCGATGGCATAGGAGTCGGAGGGCTTCAGATCAGCGATGTTTCTGCCAAAGCACTCACACCAGATTTCCGCATTGCTTACTTCCATGCGCTGCACGGTGCCGGAATTCGAAGTGATGTCGTCACCATCAAGGAAGTTGCGACGCTGATACAGATCCATTTCCGACCAGTTTTCCGGCAGGAGCTTTGACAGGTATTGTTCAACAAGACCCTGACGCTCGTCGGATTCCATAGCGCTGCGCTGGGCTTCTTCAGCTTCTTCAAGAAGGTCACCCTCGAGATACAGCTTTTCGCCTTGCTCGTAGTAATACTTGGCCTCCGCCCATATCTGGTCACGTACCTCGGACGTGATTTTCCACCTGACCGATTTCTCTGTCTGGCGGCACTTCACGATCCAGAAGCGGCGGTTCCCGGTGATATCACGGAGATATCCGTGCTCGCCATTAACCGTAGCGACCACGACACACTGCCTCGGGTGACTTTCGACCACCTTGCCGTAGCTGGGGCGGTACTTGTCGTCCGAGGTTGAAAGGAAGGATTTGACCTTCTCGATGTCGGCCTTCTTCATACCAGCCAGCTCGCCGATCTCGATGATCCAGAAGCCCTGCAGTTTCTCGGCACCGGACTTGTCGTCCATATCCGTAAGGGAAAGCGCGTCGGAGAAGTATTCATCACCAGCCAGTGCCTTCCACATGGTACTTTTGCCGATACCCTGAGCTCCGTCGAGAACGGGAACGGTATCGAACTTGGTGCCGGGATGGTAGATACGGGTCACGGCGGCCACTAAGGTCTTCCTTGTAACTGCCCGGACATATTTCGAGTCATCCGCCTGCAGGCACTTGATGAAGAGTTCATCGAGGCGCGGGGTCTGATCCCATTCCGGCAGGCTGTTCAGATAGTTCCTGACCGGATGGAAGCGGCGGTCATCAGCGACCTTGGTAAAGCTGACGTTGTGGTTTCTGTCGGAGAATGCGACATAGCGGACGTCGATCAGAGCCTTAAGCTGCGCTGTATCGGCATCGCGCCAGAATTTATTGTCTGCAGGGCGATCCCACGGAACTTCACCGGTAACCTGAATGCGGTTAGCCATCTCATTAAAAGCAAAGCCCGCGAAGTCCGGGTCATTGTTTAGGATCAGCATTTCATTCCATACGCTGTTCTGGAGAACAGTGCTACGGGACTGGTATTGTAGTTTGGCTTTCCAGTCATCACCGCCGTCTTCATCAGGAGAAGCAAAGTCCTCACCAGCCTGCGCCTGCTTCTCATTCAGCAGCAGGATCTTCACCTTGTCACAGCCGGAAGCAAAATCCATCATGGCCTTATAGGAAGGCATCTTTGAGGGCGTAGACTCGTCCAGCACATCCTTGTCGAGATCCCGGAAGCGGTGAATGCGTACCAGGTCAAAGGCATTACAGAGTTTTTTGCAGGCCGGGTCTGAAGAATGGTGTGAATACAGGAACTTGTCTCCATAGGAAACAGCTCCGGCAGGGCTGTCCGCCGGGATATAGTCATAGCGGCAGTCGTCGTCTGTCGGCGCATAGATATCAGAAAGAAGCTCCGGGATAACGGCCGAGATCGGATAAGCACGGCAGAAAGCACCGATGACTCCCGGCTTGGCAAGCGGATCAGCCTGCTTGCTGGCACCGTGGTCTTCCACGCAGGATTCACGGGAGGATACAGGCCATGTGCTGGAGTCCTGCCATGCATCATATTTGGCAAGATAGTCGTCCGGGTTCAGGGCGATGCCGTCTTTTTCTTTGAAAACATACTCACCGTTGACGGAAGTCGAAGGCCAGTACATCAGGCGGTTGGCTTCATAGGTGCTGTCATCGAACATGTCGATGCCGACTTCTTTTGCAAACATTCTGGCGACAGGCTCGTATTCGGCTTCGCTGATCTCACGGGAGAGCGGGATCACAAGACGCAGTCTCGGATTCTCCGGTGTATGCTTATGCGTGGAATGGCAGAGGCACTGGTACGACAGCTTGCTGATCGTGGTATCCCAGACATCCGGCTCGCCATAGTCCATATCGAGAGTCAGCATGGAGCGGCAGAGGACGTAGCCTTTCTTGCGGCGACCGTTACGAAGGTGCCCACCCACAAAACCGCCGATGTCCTTGATATCCGCCTGCTGGGCTTTGGACATCTTGCGGTATTCCTCGATGGTTTCGGTGGTGCGGACGGTGTTCTGGAATCTGGCCTTTAAGGCCTCCATCGTGGTATCGCCGTTTTTCCATTTCACAGCCTTGCGGCTGTTGGCGGTGGCGTATTTCATCAGTCATACACCTCCCGCGATTCCTCCTCGAGCACCTTGATGATGAACTTCAGTGCGCGGATCATGGTCTCCAGTTCGCAGTCGCCGCCAAGGATGACCTCGACTTCGCTGCCGCCGTAGCGGTCAGAACGGGTCTGGATATTCATGTCCGTGGAGCCTTCATCCTTGATGCGGAAGTATGTGCGTCCGCCATGACCGGAATCGCCGCCCTGGTATCCGTTGGTACCGGCTTCGACCTCCAGAATGTTGCAGCTTACGACGTCGCGGGTATAAGTGGTGATCTCTGTGCCGTCACCGAGCGTTCTGCGGTTTTCTTTAACTTCATACATATCGTTAGTCCTCCTGACATTCTTCTGTGAAATAGCGCAAGCGGTAATCTTTCCACTTGGCGCGTTTGATTTCTGCTTCCATCCCGGCTGAGATGCGGCTTCCGAATACCCAGACCTCGGCACACTTGCTCATCAGGGCATTCCCGAAGAAAAGTCCGAGCTCTCGTTCCTGCTCGTCGTCATCGTTCAGAAACTGCGGATAAAGCAGATGTGGCGCGATGGGAATGTAGCCCTTGTCCACGGCAAACCTGCTATAGCGTCTTGCTGCAGCTACGTTCGCTTCCACATCGCCAGAGTAAGGCGAGCAGATGTAGACGATAGGCCGGAAAGCGCGAAGGGACTGTCTCTCATTAGCAAGAATCCGGGAGAGAGCTTCTCCTGCCGTAGGATCGGCATAGCCTTCACTGTTTCGATAATCGTTACTCACTGTGGAGTCCTCCTTTCCGGGCAGACATAGAAAAAGGCGTCCACCTCTAATTCCCACTGGAGATGAACGCCTGATTTGAGCGGATGATATTTAATCTTTTTTGTAGAAGGGGCAGGTGTAACCGTCGGCGCGGAGCTTTAAGCCGGGCGTCCAAGGCGGAGTCCTTCCCATCTGTTCACAGAGAGCGTCAAGCGACATTCGTGGATCAGCTTCAATGACCAGCTCATCATGGATGTGCATGACAATGGAGCAGCAGCGGAGCGTCTTCATGGCATAGCAGAGAATGTCGCGGGAGGTGGCCTGCACAATGTTTTCTACAAATTTCGGGCCATATGAGTCGAGCCGTTCCCATTTCTTCGTGGAGCCGACACCCTCATAGGTGATGCAGTCACCGCCGAACTTGTTCGTGCCGATCTTGGGTTTAACATAGGCGAGGTTCCTGCCGGACGGAAGCGTGATAAAGAGCATCCCGGATCTGCAGGAGAAGGTCAGCCCGTAGCAGCTGGTCGTCTGTTTATGCTTGACCGCCTGCATGACCGCCCGGTCGACATCCCACCAGAATTTCACGATGTGGGGATTCGTCTGCCGCCAAGCCTCGACCAGCGGAGGAAGCTCATCTTCTGACAAGCCCATCTCGATAGCACCCATTGCCTTGAGTGCACCGACCGAGCCGCCATAGCCGAGCGCGAGTTCTGCGATCTTGCCTTTCTGGCGAAGGTGACCGTTTACGCCGTGTTTCTCGACAGGAACGTGGAACATCTGAGATGCGCTGGCGCAATAAATGTCGCCACCGTTCTCGAAAACCTCCTGCCGCCATTGTTCACCGGCATACCATGCAATGACTCTGGCCTCGATGGCACTGAAGTCGGAAACATAGAACTGGTTCCCGTCAGCGGGGATAAATGCAGTCCGGATTAACTGGGAGAGCGTGTCCGGGACATCTTCATATAGTAGCTTTACGGATTCAAAGTCGCCGGACTTCACAAGAGCGCGGGCTTCGGCCAGATCCTCCAGATGGTTTTGCGGAAGGTTCTGCAACTGGATCAGCCTTCCTGCCCAGCGTCCGGTGCGGTTGGCTCCGTAAAACATGAACATGCCGCGAGCTCTGCCGTCATCGCAGACAGCACGTTCCATCGTCTGATATTTCCGGACGGAGGACTTGGCAAGCTGCTGACGAAGTTCCAGTACGGTCTGCAGCTCCGGCGGGGCGGTCTTTATGAGTTCGGCCACGACCTTCTTGCCAAGGCTGTCGGTTTCGAGACCGTTATCGGAAAGCCACTGCTTCATTTGCTGTACGCTGTTCGGGTTTTCGAGCTCGGTCAGTTCCTGCATGGCCGCAGTGAGTTCCTTTCGGGAACGGGAGTCCATGTCGATGGCTTCTTCCACCAGATCCATGTCCAGTCGGACGCCGCGATCATTGATCTCCTGGTCGATGTGGTATTCGTCCCAGACGAAGTCCGGAACCGGGTAATTCGTGAGACGCTGCTGAATCGCCATTTCGACTTCTACGTCTCTTTTGTTGTATTTCTTGAAGGTTGCCCACTTCTCAGAATCATCGGATGGCAGGTTACGGGTGCGATCGCCGTTGGCCTTCGTGGGAGCGCAGCGCACAGAGAAGTATTTGATGAGAGCCTTGCCCTCGTCCATCTTCTGATCTTCGAGCTTCAGCACCTGACCGACGCCTTTCAGGGAAAGCGGCAGTCCCATCGTAGCCGCCCAGACCATAGAGCACTTCCAGCCTTCCGGGTTCAGGAAGCGGGCGCACTCTGTTGAAAGCGGATGGTTATCATGGAAGGGGTCAAGACTGATACCGAGATCGGAAAGATACCGGGACAGGCAGACGCGTTCAAAATTTGCATTGAACGCCCACTTGGTAATGTCATCGTCGGTCAGGGCATCTATGATGTCCGCAGGGATTTCTTCTCCGCAGGCAAGATCAACGACCTGTACCTCGCTGCCATCGACCGCGTAGCCGAAGAGCAGGATCTCAAAGTTCGGAGATTCTGCGTACTTGTATACGCCGCATTTGTTCAGATCGATATCGGAAAACGTCTCGATATCTATGGATATGTTTTTCAATAGGATCACCTCAATTCAAACAGACGGCAGAGATTGCTCCCTGCCGCCTGCCGCTACTTTACTGTTCGAGAGATTTCATACGCTGCTCGTGGTACTCAACCTCGCGGGCGGCATGTTCTTTCTCGCGCTGGTTACGTTCCTCGGCATACTTGCGGTCGCGTTCAGCGGATTCCACCTCGCGCTTTTCACGCTTGCGGTCGTTGAGAAAACTCTGGATCGCCGTGATGAGGAAGACGATGCTGAATACCAGCCATGTAGCGATGAGGATAGTTACCAAGATTGTCTGAAGAGTTGTCATGGTCGCACCTCCCTTAGTTCAGGAAATCTTCGTCGTCATCAGTGGCGAAGTCGGACTCAGCACTTGCCTTGCCGCCAAGAGGCTCACCGTCACGCATCTTCTGCAGGTTGTTGAGCCCGCAGGCGATACCCTTGTTACCGGAAGAGTTGAAGGCATAGAAGGTGATGCTGGCTCTGCCGTACACACCGGAGTAAACCTCGGAGCGGGTCAGGATCGGGTTAAGATCGGCATCGACGATACCAGGAGCCGTGGTGGCGTTGGCATTCACGAAGTAGGCATTCTTATATGCCTCATCGTCCGGACGCTCTGCATCGCCGTCGCGGAGCGGGGTCTTCAGGACAGAGAGAGCAGGGACGGACTTGCCGTTGCCCTTGAGCTTGGCCTCGCCCTCCTTGTAGGCAGCTTCGATGGCAGCCTTGATCTTCTCGATTGTCTTGGTGTCGGACTTCGGAATGATGAGGCTCACGCTGTACTTGGGAGCACCGCCGTTGATGGACTTCGGCTCCCAGACGTTTGCATAGCTCCAGCGAGTGTCAACACCGGTGATAACCTTCATGGGATTTGTCATTTTCTTACTCATAATCTTTTTCCTCCATAAAATCATTTTTTGCTGTATTCATGGCCGGGCGCTTATCTGACTCCGGCACAAGTGTGGGTTTGCCCTGTGGCTTCTCGATGTAAGCCGTCAGGAGTTCATCGAAGCGGGACTTGCCGAGGAGCTTCTGCATGGCTGTGATGCCGAGCAGTTTTTTCTCATAAGGGTCAAAGCCCGCATTCTCGACCGCCTGAATGACTGCGGCCTCGTTGCCGTATTTCCTGTTGGAGCGGCCTTCGACTAACTTGAAGCCGTCCCATTCCTTACCGGAGAGCGCCTGCTGAAGGGCGTATTCCTTGATATCGGATGCCCAGCTCACAAGCTCGTCCACCTTGGAGAGGATGACCTCAACCTCGGTATCTGAAAGCAGCGGCGGGAGCTTAAAATCGTACTGCGCCAATTTCAGGTTAGCTTCGGCTCTGGCACGGCACTCGTTCTTGGCCTTGCAGAAGCCGCACCATTCACCGCAGAGGAAGTTCCCGTCTCCGGCGAAGGCAAGCTCCGCAGTGGGTTTCAGTACTTCGTCCGCCCAGCGGTACAGGTCATCTTTGCTGATCTCGTAGGTGCTGACGTTCTGGCGTCTCGGCTGGTAGATGGTCATGCTGACCTTTTCGATGTCGTAGATATCATCGAAGAGCTCCAAGGCACCGAGGGCGTAGCATTCCATCTGCGGATTCTCGTCTGCTGATACCAGAACGCCTAAGCCATGCTTGTAGTCGATCACCCGGAGCGTACCGTCCGCAATGATGATGCAGTCGGCGGTTCCGAAGCCCTGTTCTACCCAGCGGGAGAAGTCCACTCGCTGCTCGATCAGGACGACCGGATCGGCGCAGGTTTCCTTGGCTGCCTCGACCTGTTCCAGCACGTATTCGGCATAGCCGGTGGTGCAGTCCTCCATCTCTTCGGAATACCAGGAGAGGTTTTCGGTCGGGTCTTCTGCCGGGAGCCCAAGCGCTTTTTTTAGCTTGTACTCGGCAAGCGAGTGGGCGTCGGTGCCTTCAGCAGCGTAGTCACTTCCTTTATCCTCATAGGATTCAGAGAGCCTTGCGGAAGGCGGGCAGTGGAGCCAGCGGTCAGAGCTTGATGCGGAGAGGATCGCGTGCTGTTTAGCTGCCATTTCCGATTACCTCCGCGTCCTTGAGCAGGGCTTCGTAGTTTGCCGGATCTACGGCAGAGAGCCTTGCGGCTCCGTATTTCTGGAGCAGTTCTCTGACTTCTGCGGTATGGCCTGCGCGGGAGAGGTTAGCGAGAACCGGCCTCACATCCTCAAGCTTCAGTTCAGGTTTTTCATCCTTCTTGGCAGCACTTTTAGAACTCTGCTGCTTAGATTCATCCTGACCAGAAAACTGCTGTGCCAGCCATTCGGCTGCGTCGTTAATAGCAGCAGCGGCTCTGTGCAGGTCTTCTATGGTCTGTGCCATATCTGCCATCTTTGACATTTGTTTTTCCTCCTTCCTCGGATTTGCTGGTTGCGGCAAGAATTGAGAGGTTTCTTGCCAGTCGGGCGGATACGTGGCTGATGGAGTTCAGAAGTTTGATCTCCTCGTTGACGTTCCCGCCAGTGTTTGCGTAACTGCGGTACATACTGTTCACCTCGCTTTCTGAAGGCGTTTCTCTCTGTCCTTCAAGTTCCACTGGAGATGAGCAGTCATTTTGAGCGGAGGAAAAATAAAAAAACTTCCGACCGCCATCCTGAAGTGGGACAGTGGCCGGAAATGCTGTGGTTCGTGGTATGGGATATTACTTGCCGTCTCTGATTCTTCTTAAATCAGTACGGTATTTTTTCATCTGATCCGCGAAGGTCTTCTGCGGACGACCGAGTTCTCTTGCGATGGCTCTGTCGGAGATGCCTTCCGGGTGATCCTGCCAAAGCTGGATAATGGTATCCGCTTCCGGATCAAGTTCACGGAGACGAGCGAAGAGCTGCTCGAGGAGCTGGCGGTCTGCAATTACATCTTCCATAGAAGGACTCTCGTCCGGGATGTAACCGTACATGCTGCCGTTGCCGTCCGGGTTAGGCACATCGAGAGAAAGGGTGTCACCTGCCGCATGATACTCGCAGCCGACGCAATCGCCGTCACACTTCCAGATGAAGCGGTAAGGGCACATGCACCTGCCGTGGTTCTGTTCCTTGTCACGGATACGGGACGCTTCTCTATAGAAGGAATCGTGCTGCTCCTTTGTGACTGGAACCTTCTCACCAGTGCTGCGGATGTAGATGAAATACTGCTTTACTTCTTTTGACATAAATTTTTCCTCCTGTGATTTGCTGTTTGTGAGCAATCGCAGGGGAAAAATTCATAGGTCGTTCATCGCCTGTCTGTATTTGTAGATTGATTTTTACAGACTTTTTCGATATAATAGGAATTAGTGGGAAACACTTGGAATTACCACGAACCACGGAACCTATATATCGAGCCGATGCCAGAAGCCAATTAGCCCCTGTGACTACTTCACAAGAGCCATCCAATCGTTCGGTGGGTCGGCTGCTATAGTTCGTAAGGTTCTTAAGGTTCGACTTGAAAATTTGGAGAGAAAAACAGTGACAACAGATGAAAAACCACGGCTTTGTGGCGGCACCTTCTTTGTCCTGGTTCTTCAGGCACTGAGGCAGCGTGTCAAAGCGAGGCAGCATTATAAGGGCGAGAGGGATGGCCTCTCAGATCCGGAAGTCTTGATGGGGCTGATCAAAGTGATCAATCCTGAGTATCAGGAACCGAGAGAAGGAGCCCTTAAGGGAAAGACAAACGACTTTAAGTCATGCAAAACATCAACCGGACAGTATTTGCCGTTCGGCAACACACCCGAAATAGATACTTTTGATAAGCGCGTGAGGGAGAGATTCCCAGATGCGCTTAATGCCATGTCTATTTTTGTGGACGATTTCCTTGAAACAGGCACAGAGGTTCAGAAGGACGTCCGCCTTGTAAAAGCACTTCTTGATCTGATTCAGCAGGATGACAGCATTGGTAAGGATGAAGAATTCTATGTCAGTGAAGATGGAAGCAAAATAAAAAAGACCGCACTGGGCGGTCTTCGAAAAGTGTGCCTTCCAGCATTTCTGCTTGGAATTTGGCATTATGTAGTTGTGTATAGAAAAGATAATAGCGTAGGACGCAGCACCTATGATGAGTGGTGCCCTGAAAATGGACGTGCTCCAAGAACATACTCTGGTGGCATGGGCAGAAACATCACTGCCGAAATAGATGTATACACTCTTAAATGCGAACGGTCAGGAAAGACCTCTGCCAGTGAGAAAGACGAGGATCAGGTGTTTGACTTCGGAGATGAAGATCAAGAAGATGAAACATTTGATTTCGGAGATGAAGACAAAGAGAAGACGACTCCTCCTACCACACAGAATATTTACAACCCGCTGATCATTCAGCAATCAGGCGCAGGTAGTACAGTCATCCCTAACTATGGAACTATCAACCTTGATCTTGGTAAGCGAGGAGGTGGTTCCAATGAGTGACGAGATCCAAGTGATATCTGCAGCAAAGCTTCCGGCAAATGGTCAGTCTCAGTATATTCAGGGTGGAAACGATGCGGTGATGATTCCGAACTATGGAACCATCAATATGCAGGTTACACAGCAGATGGCTGCAATGCCTTATTTCGGAGGAAATTTCTATATTCCGCCGAAGGTTGATCGGGAGTATTACAACATATTTGTCCTTGGCGGAGAAGAGTTCGACAGACCTTATGTCAAGATACCGCGTAATCGTTCCTTGAACGAGTGCATGACAAAAGAAACGATGGACAAATTTGCTCCGATGACCGAGGAGAACAGAGCCCAGATAAAAACAATGCCTTCACTTTTTATGGCAGAAAATAGCCAATATGGTAAAGCCGATGAGAGTCAAAAAGTGATTTACGGGTTCGTGCCCGACATAAAAATATACGATAACTATGTGAAGGCTTATTACTGCGGTTACAAACTGGATGTTCCACAGTGGAGGCTGAATGAGCTTCTCGAAGAGCTCCAGCTTGTAGGCGATGATAAGCTGAATGAAATGAACAGGACTCATTGGGCGATCAAGCGCTGTGACCTGATACAGGAACTGCTTGAGGCCGGAGTCCAGATACCTGTATTTAGCACTGGTGATTCACACTGAGATGATGGAGGAAACCATGAGTAACGAAATAGAAAACACTGCAGCAGAAGCAATGCCAGAAAAATGGGTAAACCTTGAAGATATTGCAGATCATCTTAGCGTCAGCACTGATACAGTCAGGAACTGGATCAAGGACGGCAAGCTGCCGTTCTACAAGGCTGGCAAGCGATATAAATTCAAGATTTCTGAAGTGGATGCGTGGCTCCGGGACGGAAAGATCTCGGATTGACCGATTGAGCCCAATTATATGAAAGGAGGCGACATAGTATGACTGACAAGATGACGTCTTTAATAAAACTGATAAAACTTGATACTGCCACCTTTCATGGTGAGACGGTAGATCCGACATATGTAAATTTCTTTTTTGGAAAGAATGGAGCTGGCAAGAGCACACTTGCTAACGCATTTAGGTACCCGGAGTGCCTTGACTGGGCGACAGGCGTCAACCCAGCGGATTATACAATCCTTGTCTACGATCAGGATTTCATAACACGAAATCTTGCAGACTATGGAGACTTGAAAGGCGTATTCACGTTAAGTGAAGAAAATGCTGAAACCAGAAAACAGATCGACGATAAGACGGAAGAAAGAAAAACCGTAGTTGCTGACGGGAAGCAGGCCGCCGAAGATCGTGATAAGAAAACCGGTGAGTTGAAGCCTCTTCGAGATGCATTTGAAACTACGTGTTGGAACACGACCGATGACCTCAGAAAGAGCTTTGATCAGACTCAGAACGGTAAGAAAAAGAAGCTGCAGTTCGCAGATGAGGTTTTATCCGGTCATCATGCCGCTGTTGAGCATAAGAAAGAGGACATCCAGAAACTATACGATATCGCTTATGATCCGGATGCCCGAAAGTATCCGCTGTTTAAGAAGTCGACGGATCTTGAAGGTGAATATGACCTTTCCGGAGCCAGCTACCTCGGCGAAGAAGTTACAAGCCGTAGTGAAACGCAATTCGCAAAATTCATGAAGGCGCTGAATGCGACGGAGTGGGTTAAGAAAGGCCATGCAGACTATGTTGGCCACACTGAAGGAAAGTGTCCATTCTGCCAAGGAAAGCTGCCGGAGACCTTTGAAACAGATATAGCACAGGCTTTTGATGAGGGCTATCAGAAAGCGCTTGATACGCTGGAAACACTGGAGACGGAATACACTGCAAAGATGGCAGCGATGGTAGAGCTGTTTAAAAATAATCTCTCAGTTGTATTTCCAAAGGTGGAGACGGCAGATTATGAAAAGCTGGTTGCTCAGCTCGAGACTCTTATTACTGAAAACGAGCAGCTGATAGCTAAGAAGCGCACAGCTCCGGGTGAGTTGGTTGAATTAAAGGATACAGATACCATCATTGCAGAACTTGATGATGCGATTGCCGAGATTAACAAAACAATTCAGGGCAACAACGACATAGTTGACACAAAACCTGATAAGAAATTGGAATGTTTCAACATGGTGTGGGAGGAGATTGCCTTCCTGCTAAAAGATGATGTTGCAGCTTATAAAAAGAGCAAGGCAGATATTGAGGCGGAAGCAAAGAGGCTGGATGGCAGGGTCAAAACGCTTCAGGGAGAGTATAGAAAGCTATCCGGCGAGATTAACACGCTCAATGCAAGCGTAATAAATACAGCTGCCACGGTTGATAGTATCAATGCGCATCTGAAAGATTCAGGTTTTGAGGGCTTTACTCTTCATGAAAAAGAGGGCGTGAAAGGAACCTATGAGGTTATTCGTGAAGATGGACGGGTGGCTGATCACCTCAGCGAAGGTGAGAGAAACTTCATTGCGTTCCTATACTTTTATCACGTTGTACGAGGAAGCCAATCAGAGACGGATTCTGGGAAGGATAAGATTGTAATTATAGACGATCCTGTTTCCAGCATGGACTCCAGTGCCCTGTTCATAGTAAGCGCTCTTGTGCGTGAAATGATCGGGGTTTGCAGCAATAACGTAAGCGGCGCAGCCGTCAGAGGGAACGGTACTGAATACGAAGGAAAGTATATCCAGCAGCTGTTTATACTGACGCATAATGCTTTCTTCCACAGGGAGATCACGTATAACCAGGTGAGCCATTACCGGTATGTTTCCTTCTTTAAGGTAAACAAGAAGAATAACGTATCGACAGTAGAAAAATGTGTCAAAGAGGCCACTAAGGTTTCTGAGAAAGACCGGAATTACAACCCGGTACAGAATTCCTATAATGCGCTTTGGCGTGAGTACGAGACACTGGATTCCCCGATCCCGTTGATGAACGTGATCAGGAGGATTCTTGAATATTACTTCATCCAGCTATGTGCAGTCGATAACAATGTGTTGAGCACGACCGTTCTGGAAGCTGTTAAGAAAAAAATAACTGAAGACGCTGGTGGCGGAGTTCCAGATTATACAAAGTATCATCTGGCGCAGGCGATGCTCTCTTACATCAACAGGTCGGATGCATTTAATGATGGAATGCATTTTGTGGACGAGAGCATTGATTGCGATCAGTATAGGAGCGTGTTCCGTTCCATTTTTGATGTGATGAATCAAGGACAGCATTTCAGGCACATGATGGAGGAACCGGAATGAGGATCAAGAGAAATATAGAGGAGGCCAAATATGGGTAAAGTGATAAGCAGAGCCTCCTTCGCAGGAGCCAAAGAGAATGGTCTCTTGAAACCGGTTATTTATTGTGGTGATTTTGCTAAAGCAGAAGATGTGAAATCAATCAATATAGAACTGGCAAAAGAACTGGAGGTACTCCGACCAAAACGAAGGACAATGCAGCTGGAAGCCTGCTTCAACCGTGTGCTGGACGGCCTGCCGGATAACACAGTGATAAAGGATTTCGATGTCATGTTCAATCCGTCATACAAGGTAGACGTGCTGAAGATTCTGGTGACCTCGTGTAAGCGGAAGCCGTTTAGCGTGATCTGGCCGGGAAGGTATGAGGATGGGAAACTGTTCTATGCAGAGGAAGGCTACCCGGACTACAAGGTGTTCGATATCAATAATTACGACGTGACCTGCGTCATTTAGGGAGGAACGATATATGAAATATTCTCAACTGATCAGCTTTAATCCGATTGAGGACGTCATCCAGCTTGTGACGGCTGAAAACAAAGACAAAGCGCGTGAATACGTAAAGACCTACGTCATGTCTGATTCTATGGCAGAGGCTCTGCAAGCACCGATGATTGACCAGCTGCAGATGGACGAGGTCATTGACAATAAGGGTGTGCTGGTTGTCGGTAACTATGGTACCGGTAAATCTCACCTGATGTCCGTAATCTCTGCGGTGGCTACAGATGCCGACAACGTACAGTATCTACAGAACGAGAAGTTCAAGCAGCAGGTACAGCCGATTGCCGGAAAGTTTGAAGTGCTCCGTATCGAGATCGGCGGTGTCGTGATGCCTCTCTATGATGTCATCATGGGCTACGTTCAGGACGACTTTGACCGACGCGGCATCAGTTTTGAGGCTCCTGAATACAGCAGCGTCAAGAGCATCAAGACCGTTATTCAGGACATGATGCTGGCTTTCTCCACCAAGTATCCGGATAAGGGCTATCTGATCGTCGTGGACGAGTTTCTTTCGTACCTTTCCTCCCGTAATGAGCGAGAGATCGTTCTTGACCTTGAATTCTTCCGTGCTCTCGGAGAAATGTGCTCCAAATCCAAGCTGCGTGTGATCTTCGGCATGCAGGAGAAGATTTTCGACAATCCTCGCTTCAGCTTTGTCGCGGATACGCTAAAGCATGTCAGCGACCGTTTCACACAGCTGATCATCACGAAGGAGGCCACCTCCTATGTTGTTTCCGAGCGTATTTTGAAGAAGACACCGGAGCAGAAGGCACTGATCCGCAAGCATCTGGAAAAGTTCTGCGGCCTCTATACCGGTATGTCATCCCGCTTGGAGGAGTTCGTGGATCTGTTCCCAATCCATCCCTCTTATATTGATGTCTTCAACAAGATTTACCTGATTGAGAACCGTCACATCCTGAAGAATATCTCGGTGACCATCAAAGGTATTTTCAATACCGATGTTCCGGAGAACGAACCGGGTATCATCTCCTTCGACGACTATTGGCCTGCGATCAAGTCTAACGGCCTTTTGAAGAGCGACGTAACCATCAGTCGTGTTGTAAATGCCAGCCAGCAGCTGGAGGACATCATCAACCGCGCATTCCCGAAGGCGGTCTATAAGCCATTGGCTATTAAGATCATCTACGCACTCAGCGTTCATCGCCTGACCACGAACGGCCTCGATGTGCAGTTCGGTCTGACGGCAGAGAACCTGAAGGATGACCTTTGCCTTTACCTGCCAATGCCGGAGGAGGATGCGGACTTTTTGCTTTCGCTGATCAAGACCACTCTGAAGGATATCATGACGACGGTTTCCGGCCAGTTCATTATCTATAACGACGCTAATAATCAGTATTACATCGACGTGGATAAGATTGTCGACTACGATGAGAAGATTAAGCAGAAGGCATCCATTATGGCCGATGGCGAGCTGAACCGCTATTTCTACGACGTGGTGTATCGCTGCCTCGAATGGGACGCCAAGCAGTATGTCACGAATTTCAATATTTATGAGTATGACCTGAACTGGGATTCCCACAACATTTTCCGTGAAGGATATCTGTTCATGGGACTTCCGGGCGAGAGGAGCACGGCGCAGCCTGAGCGCGATTTCTATATCCATATCATGCCGCCTTATGACGCTGCGGGCACTTCAGTTCAGAGTCTGCAGGACGAGGTTTATCTGTACTTCAAGTCCACAGATGAATTCCGTGAGGTCATGGGACTTTACGCTGCAGCAAACAGCCTCGCGCAGATCAGTGAAGGAAAGGATAAGGACGCCTATCTGAACAAGGCAAACATGCTCCGCAAGCGCCTGATCAAGTATCTGAGCGAAAACAAGAACACCTGCTTTGATGTTGTTTACAAGAAGCAGAAGCGCCAAATGATCGAGGTGCTGAAAGGCAGGTACAAGACCGACCTTACATTTAAGGACACGATTGATCTTGCAGCCTCTTTAACCTTTGACGAATATTTCAATTCCAAGTATCCGGACTTCCCGGTGATGAAGACAAAGATTACTCGCCGGAATATGGCAGACTGCGCTCGTGCGGCCTTTGACCACTTTGCTGGCAGGAAGACGCAGCAGTCCACAGCTATGTTCAAGCATATTTATGAAACCGTAAAAGCATACGATTCCACCAAGGAGATGAATATCTGCCTGCCGGGTATGACCTCGGTTAATGGCTCAGTCGGTGGAGAAAACTGGTGCGTATATGGGGATTTGGATAAATATTGCGATACGGCATCCATCATGAGCTATGGTATGGCATGGGCGGGTTCTGCACCTGGCCCTGTTTCTCCGAGGAGTTGGCTTGAGGGCATTTACGATTATGCAACAAAAGTGATGAACCCCGACAAAGTATTCCTTGGTATGCCTGCCTATGGTTGGAACTGGCAGATATATGATACACCGGAGAACCTGGGCAAATATTACCGTGGTACATCCAACACTTATTATGCAGCGAAATACTGGATGCAGGGCATTTACAATTTTACCGATGATGCACCTCCACAGCCATTCATTCCGATAGTTTCTTATTGGGACGATTACGATATGGGACCGTGGGCATTGCCTCACGTGTACGATTATATGGAAGGAAGAGATGCAACGGATTATTCTCATCCGCTAATGACTGAAACCTATAACCGCAGACGATATCTGACCGCTTATGGAAAACAGCAGCATACCAAATTCGGAGATATCATCATTGACCATGATGCCGAGCCGGACAGCTACGGCGGTGTGGTTTCGGTATCGAAAACACTGGTCACTTTGGGTGATGAGGGTACAGCCACCTACAAATTTAAGATTGATGAGGCAGGAACTTATGATGTAGCAGTTCGTTTGTGTTACCCGTTCTGGGATAAAAACAGCATCTACGCATCACTGGATGGTGACACCGTGCATTTTTCGGAAAGCCGTCTGTGGTGGCCGTATTGGAGGACTACCTTCTGGGCAACTCTCGCCAAGGGAGTAAGCCTATCTGCCGGAGAGCATACACTGACCATTTCTGTTGGCGTCAACGGTGTGCAGTTCTATGGTTTCCGTGTCTGCACGGATTTTTCGGAAGAACCCACTGCAGGTCAAGCGGAATACACCCTTGCTCCTCGTAAGTTTAAGGATGTAAACGGTGATATGGTGGGACCCGCCACAGGGTTCAAGCTGACATTGGAAATGCTACGCAGAAAGCCTGACTCGGCATTGGTTTGGTATGAGGACTTTCGTGATGAGCAGAAAATCCCGGAAAGTTACTGGACGGTTCTCTCCGGCGAATGGGATGTATGGCAGGAGGATTTGCCTTATGGTGATACAAGCCGACCATACTCACAGCTTGAGGGTTACGGTCAGCTTGCTTGGAATTATAACGGCTTTTCCGATATCCATCTGAGGGCACAGATTATCTTCCCGGAAAACGGTGGCGGCAAAGCGGGTGTGTTCCTCGGTTCGCTGTTTTGCTGTTTTAACTATGACAGCCAGTGCATCGAACTGTATGAGGGGTCTACACTCAAAGGCAGCTATGCCACTGATTTCTCCCAAACCGCAAAGGCTGACCTTCGCACCAATCCCAATATCTATACCATTGAGATGCGTAAGCGTGGAAATAAGGTGCGAGTTTATTCCTCTGCATCCTATACGCTACGATTTACGGCAACGGTCAGCGATATCAGCGGTTATGCAGGCATCCGCTCCGATAACCAAATCAACTGCCAACTGCTCCGTTTGGGTGACGCCTGGACGTATGAGCCATATGAGAGGTTCGATGTGGTAATGCCGGACGGAACGGAGACTTCTTTCGGCAGGATTGAGCGTAGCAACTGCACATGGGATGAGGAGTTCCAAGTGTTCACGCTGACTTCCGATGTGGAGGAATCGTCCACAAGGGATGAAAGTATCTCCCTGGACTATGAGTTCTACCATTCCCATGTGATGGCTTTGGAGTGTGGCAATGACTACACGGCAAAAATCATCCCAAGGGATATCAATATATGGATTTCAAGGCTGTTCCTTGGAGATGCAGACGGCTTTTCAATTCTGTATTACCAGGATGTGGACAGCCTGATCTATTGGGCGAACCAGGCAGCATACCGATGGAAACTGCGAGGGATGTGTATGTGGTCCCTTGGGCAGGAGGATATGCGAGTATGGGAGTGGCTGCCCAAGCAAACTGAATAACGGCTTTACGGGGTATCCGCCATGTGGTGGGTGCCCTTTTTGCATACAAAAAATTATGAAAGCGAGGATTTAACTATGAAGGATTTATGGAACACCATTCAAATCATCTTTGCCGCCATCGGTGGTTGGCTCGGCTGGTTTCTCGGTGGGTTTGACGGTCTGCTTTACGGACTGATTGTTTTCGTGGTTGTGGATTATATCACGGGAGTCATGTGTGCTGTGGTGGACAAGAACCTTTCCAGTTCGGTCGGATTTAAGGGCATTTGTCGAAAAGTGTTGATTTTTGCGATGGTCGGCGTGGCACACATCCTGGATGCCAATGTCATCGGTGACGGCAGTGTGCTGAGAACGGCGGTTATTTTCTTCTACATCTCCAATGAAGGTGTCAGCCTTTTGGAAAACGCATCCCATCTTGGTTTGCCGATTCCGGAGAAGATGAAGGAAATCTTGGAGCAGCTCCATGACCGCGACAATAAGGAAAGTGAGGGAAAGTAACATGAATTTACACAAACTTATTTTAACGGAAAACGCCTGTTACAAAGCAGGCAGGAAAATCACGGTTAAGGGTATCATGGTTCATTCCACGGGTGCAAACAACCCGAACCTAAAACGCTATGTAGGTCCTGATGATGGTTTGCTCGGTAAAAACCAGTACGGCAATCATTGGAACACCTACCATCCCGGCGGCAGAGAGGTCTGCGTTCATGCCTTTATCGGCAAGTTGGCTGACGGCACGATTGCCACATACCAAACTCTCCCTTGGAATCATCGTGGTTGGCACGCTGGGGGCAGTGCAAACAATACCCATATCGGTTTTGAAATCTGCGAGGACGGTCTTTCGGATTATGCCTACTTTAAGAAGGTGTACCGTGAGGCCGTTGAACTTTGTGCCTACCTCTGTAAGGAGTACGGTTTGACCGAACAGAACATCATCTGCCACTCCGAAGGTTACAAGCAGGGCGTGGCATCCAACCACGGCGATGTGATGCACTGGTTTCCAAAGCACGGCAAGAGCATGGATACCTTCCGTGCCGAGGTCAAGGCACTCCTGGCGACTACCGATGAGGAGGAAACCGAAACTCCTGCAGAGCCTACGGTGACATATCCCGAAAAGCTGACTACTGGTTATTACCGTGTGCGTAAGACCTGGAAGGACAGCAAATCCCAGGTAGGTGCGTATCGTATTCTTTCCAATGCAAAGGCGGCCGCAGATAAGAACCCTGGTACTTTTGTTTTTGCCAATGACGGCACTGCCATTTATCCTGCCGACAGCACAGCCGAGCCGGATTACCGTGTCCATACGGTTGTGAAGGGCGATACCCTTTGGGATATTGCCGTGAAATATCTCGGCAAAGGCAGCAGATACACCGAAATCAAGAAACTGAATGGACTTTCTTCCAATGTGATTTATAGCGGTTGGAAACTCAAAATTCCGAACTAACACGATGCCCTTTGAGGATTTTTCCTTGAAGGGCATTATTTTTTTGCCTTTAGGGGGTTCGATTCAGCCTGTCTTTTCGCTTATAGGCAGAGGGAACATTTCCACCGTTCCCCGGACTGGAGGAATCACAATGGAAGTAAAACAGATTGAGAATTTTAAGATACCTAACGCCGTGGCACACGAGATTACGCAGGAGGAATTGCAGCGTGAATACGACTTTTACATGGCACAGAAAATGCTCGAAACCATGTTCATGTTCGGCATGATTTCTGTGGATGAATTCCACAAAATATCGGCTGTAAATCGCAAAACTTTCTCCCCGTTTTTGTCAGAGATTATGGGCTAAATAACTTGATATTTCTGCGATAGTACGGGAATATGTCACTACCCAAAAAGCGAGGTGAGTTGATGAAAAAGATAACGAAAATCGGGGTAAACGAAACCCTGATTCAAAAGAAAAAGCTGAAGGTTGCAGCCTACTGCCGTGTATCCACAGCCAGTGATGAGCAGCTTATCAGCCTTGAGGCACAAAAGGCCCATTATGAAAATTACATCCGTTCCAATGACGAATGGGAGTATGTGGGTCTTTACTATGACGAAGGAATCACGGGTACAAAAAAGGATGTCCGTGCCGGACTTCTTTCTATGATTGCTGATTGTGAGGACGGCAAGATAGAGTTCATCATTACCAAGTCTATCAGCCGATTTGCGAGAAATACTACAGACTGCTTGGAGATGGTTCGCAAACTGATCGGCCTTGGGGTTCATATTTATTTTGAGAAAGAAAACATCAATACGGGGACAATGGAAAGCGAGTTGATGCTCTCTATTTTAAGCGGACTTGCAGAAAGCGAATCGATTTCCATTTCAGAAAATACGAAGTGGGCCATTCAAAGACGATTTCAAAACGGAACCTTTAAAATTTCCTATCCACCCTATGGCTATCAAAACATGGATGGTCAAATGATAGTAATTCCTAAGCAGGCTGAAATTGTAAAGTATATTTTTGCAGAAGTGTTATCGGGTAAAGGTACACAGAAAGTTGCAAATGATCTTAATCAAAAGGGTATCCCTTCAAAAAGAGGTGGCCGTTGGACGGCTACTACCATTCGAGGAATTTTGACCAATGAAAAATATACTGGTGATGTACTTTTGCAAAAGACCTATACTGACAGCCATTTTAACAGGCACACCAATTACGGTGAGAAAAATATGTACTTAGTAGAAAACCATCATGAGGCAATTATTAGCCATGAAGATTTTGAAGCTGTAGATGTCGTTCTCAATCAGAGAGCAAAGGAAAAAGGCATCGAAAAGCGCAACAGTAAATATCAAAACCGATATTCCTTTTCTGGCAAAATTATTTGCTCGGAATGTGGCAGTACCTTTAAAAGACGAATTCATTCATCTGGAAGAAAATATGTTGCTTGGTGCTGTAGTAAGCATATAGGCAATATAACGGAATGTTCTATGCAGTTCATTCGAGATGAAGATATAAAGACTGCTTTTGTTACGATGATGAATAAACTCATTTACGGTCAGAAGTTCATATTAAGACCACTTTTGAATGGGTTACGTAACCAGAATAATGTAGCGAGTTTTCGTAGAATTGAAGAGTTGGAAACTAAGATTGAAAACAACATGGAGCAGAGTCAGATGCTGACGGGTTTAATGGCCAAAGGATATCTGGAACCTGCTCTGTTTAATAAAGAAAAGAATTCATTGGAAGCAGAAAGAGAAAGGCTTCTTGTCGAAAAGGATCAACTTACTCGTTCCGTCAATGGGAATTTTACAAAAGTTGAAGAGGTTGACCGTCTGCTTAAGTTTGCAACTAAGTCCCAAATGCTTACAGCCTATGAGGATGAGCTGTTTGAAAATTACGTAGAAAAGATTATGGTATTTTCACGAGAGGAAGTTGGATTTGAATTAAAATGTGGAATCACATTGAAGGAAAGGTTGGTGAATTAGATGGGTCACACACCCTATGGATATAGAATTGAAGATGGAAAGGCTGTTGTAGATGAAATAGCAGCAGAACAAGTAAAAGAATTATTTTCAGGATACTTGGCAGGACTTTCTTTGAAGGGTGCTACTAAAAAAGCTGGGATAGACTGCTACCATGCCACAGCAAGTAAGATGTTGCAGAACAAGCATTACTTGGGCGATGAATTCTACCCTCCAATTATTGATGAAGAGACCTTTGAAAAAGCCAGAGTAGAAAAACGAAAACGAGCAGAAAAGCTCGGAAGGATATGGGAGCCTAAAGATGAACCGGTAAGGGATTACCCTGTAAAGTTCAAATCAAAACCTCTGGTGCAAAAATATGAAGATCCATACAAGCAGGCGGAATATGCCTACAGTCTGATAGAAAGTGAGGTATAACAAGTGGCAGTGAGTAGGAATGTAACAGTCATTCCGGCAATTAAACGAGTCGGAAATAATAAAAATAGTGAAAGCAAACCCAAAATACGAGTGGCCGCTTACTGCCGTGTTTCAACGGATAGTGAGGAGCAAGCTTCAAGCTATGACATTCAGATTGAACATTATACAAATTATATTAAGAAGAACAAGGAATGGGAATTGGCGGATATTTTTGCGGATGACGGTATCACAGGTACAAATACCAAAAAGCGTGATGAATTTAACCGCATGATTGAAGAGTGCATGGCTGGAAATATTGACATGATCATCACAAAATCCATCAGCCGATTTGCCAGAAATACGTTAGATTGCCTTAAATACATCCGGCAGTTAAAGGATAAAAACATCGCGGTATTCTTTGAGAAAGAGAATATCAACACCATGGATTCTAAGGGTGAAGTATTGCTGACCATCATGGCATCCCTTGCCCAACAGGAAAGTCAATCCTTAAGTCAGAACGTTAAGCTGGGAATTCAGTATCGATATCAGCAAGGCGAAGTCCAGGTCAACCATAAGCGTTTCCTTGGATACACCAAGGATGAAAACAAGCAACTGGTGATTGACCCAGAGGGTGCTGAGGTTGTTAAACGGATTTACAGAGAGTACCTTGAAGGTGCTAGTCTTTTACAGATAGCAAGAGGACTAGAAGCTGACGGTATCCTTACAGCGGCAGGCAAAGCCAAATGGAGACCGGAAACACTGAAAAAGATATTGCAGAATGAAAAGTACATCGGTGATGCCCTTCTACAAAAAACATATACGGTTGATTTCCTTTCTAAAAAGCGAGTCAAGAATAACGGCATCGTTCCCCAATATTATGTAGAAAATAGCCACGAGCCTATCATTCCACGAGACCTTTTTATGCAGGTTCAAGAAGAGATGGTTCGAAGAGCAAATCTTCGCGGTGGCAAGGGCTGTAAAAAGCGAGTTTACAGCAGTAAGTATGCTTTATCGAGTATTGTTTACTGCGGACATTGCGGTGATATTTATCGACGAGTACATTGGAATAACCGAGGTTACAAATCTATTGTTTGGAGATGCGTCAGCCGATTGGAGGAAAAAGGGTCTGAATGCACTGCCCCTACCATAAATGAGGAAACATTGCAGAAAGCAGTTGTTAAGGCTATTAACGAACTTTTGGCTAACAAAGACCCATTCCTCAAGGTGCTACAGAAAAATATAGCTACTGTATTTAATGGAGAAAATGATAATGCCACTGATGACATTGATAGCAAATTGGAAGAATTACAACAACAGCTTCTTATTCAAGCAAAATCCAAGAATGACTATGAAGATGTGGCTGATGAAATTTACCGCCTTCGAGAATTGAAGCAAAATGCACTTGTTGAAAATGCAGAGCGAGAAGGAAAAAGGCAACGAATCGCTGAAATGACTGATTTCTTGAATAAACAATCCGCAGAGTTGGAGGAATATGATGAGCAGTTGGTAAGGCGGCTTATTGAAAAAGTAACGATATATGAAGATAAGCTCACCGTTGAATTCAAATCAGGAGTCGAGATTGATGTAGAAGGGTAATCTTTAGAAAGAGAACAGAAGAATTATATTGGATTTTTAAAGATAATATGATATAATAAAACGACTTGGAGGTGGAAGAATGTATAACTTTTCTTGCTAATTATATGATGCATAATAAGATATTTAAAGAAACGGCTATAGAACCGTTTGTTTTGTTATGCAAATTGCAAGAAAGTTAAGTATTCTACACTCAATAATACATTACAGTAACCTTATGTTATGTATAACAAAAGGTAATAATAGTATTTGTTTTTGAGCCGTAAGAATTTACTTTCTTGCGGCTTTTAATATTTGTAAAAGAAAGGAAGATAAACGTGATAGACAATGATACTATGTCATTCATGACAAAATCCTTGCAGAGTTGGATAACATTATAGAGTAATTAATGCCGAAAACCGACTTTGCTTATAAAATTTTTATAATGTAAAGGAGGAAGAAATATATGTCCTTAATAAATGTTTCAAATCTAACTTTTTCATATGAAGGAAGTTATGACAATATTTTTGAAAATGTAAGTTTTCAGATAGATACAGATTGGAAACTCGGTTTTATTGGAAGAAACGGACGCGGTAAAACTACTTTCTTAAATTTACTGCTTGGCAAATATGCGTATTCCGGCAATATAAGTTCTACAGTTAAGTTTGAGTATTTTCCTTATGATGTGGAAGATAAGAGTCTATATACAATTGAAGTAATGAAGAGTATTTGTACGGAATGTATGGATTGGGAGATTTTTCGTGAAATATCATTGCTTGATGTTCAAGAAGATGCTTTATATCGTCCGTTTAATACATTGTCAAATGGTGAGCAAACAAAGGTCCTTCTTGCAGCTTTATTCCTTACAGCGAGTTGTTTCCTGCTTATTGATGAACCTACAAACCATCTTGACATCGATGCACGTAATGTAGTGCAAAACTATTTGAAACGCAAGAAGGGGTTTATTTTGGTATCTCATGATAGAAGCTTACTTGATCAATGTGTTGACCATATACTATCTATCAATAAAACGAATATCGA